CTCAAATGCCTTTTATTGGCTTCGCTCCGGTGGGACAATCAACACCGAGTTACAAGCCCAACGGCTTCATCGATGTCCGTCTCCCGTTGACCATTGTCGGACACGTCAACTCGCAAAGCGGAGCGGCCAAGACCGAAGATCTGGCGAAGCTCGAAGACGACATTATCGCCGCAATGAACGCGGACACCACTCGAGGCGGCAACGCTATAAGAACGAATTGGAACGGAACATCGACGGACGAAGGGAACCCGGACTCGGATGATCACCGAGGCGGATCCGGCTCTCTCGTGATGTCGTTTGAAATACTTTATCAACGCAAAGTGACCTCAACTTAGGAGAAAACAATGGGACTCAATGACACCACCGCACTAGGTAGAAATCAAAAATTCTACATTCAACCGGCGCTTAGCTCCGACACTTACCCGGCTTTTACTCATCCGGACGACGGCGCGTCACCGGCACCGAATCAGCTCACGGTGCTCTCAAGCTCGATGAGCTATGAACAAGAACGCAAGAACCGAAGCGATACAAGTCAGACCCGGGACTATTTCGAGCGAATCAGCGGGAACAAGACCGTCACCTTCGCGTGTGAGTCTCATCTCCTGATCCCCGATCAAACAAGTGCGGCCGTGGCTCCGGACTGGCACTGGTTAGCCCAAAACGCGATGGGCTCGGCGGCTTCCACTGGCTCCGGTCCTTATGTCTACACCTACGCCTTGACACATGGTCAAAGCGACTCAACGCCGCTCACTCTCGTCCGAGAGACGAACGCGGTCTTCTCCGAGTCCGTATGGGGTGCGATGGTCGAAGAGATGACGATCGCGGTCGCTCAAGGGGATGAACCCAAGATCTCTTTCAACGGCGTGGCGTCCGATTATGCGGCCACGGCAACCACAACGGTTAACGACGCAACACCGAACGCGGACGAGTTCCTCACGGTGGCCGACGCGAGCGCCTTCACGGTCAACTCGATCATCAAGGTCGGAAATGATGACGGCACCGGAAACAAGGGATTCCAGGTCGAAGCGATCAACGGGAACATCCTCACACTGAACGAAGCGCCGACCACGGTCTCCGATGGAGACGCGATCATTCCTTTTGTCGATGCAAGCATCACCACGACCACGGCTTCGCTCATCGATGGAGTCACCGGACAGCTTGATCTTGGAAGCGTGACCGATCTCGAGATCAACTCTTTCACGGTGACGATCAAGAACAACTACAAAGGACTCAATGAGGCGTTCAAGTCTACGGTTCAGGATATGATCCCAGGTCGCCGAGATATCACTGGCGAGATCGTGGTCACCGGACGCAAAGATCGAATCGAGTTGATTACTCGTCGATACAAGCTTCTCACGGATCGGAACATGGTCGCCCGCTTTGGCGGTACCGCGACGGGTCAAGAGAAGATGACGATCACGATCGCCAAGCCGGAATTTGACTTCTCGGAAGTCACGATCCCGGAAGCCGAAGAGGTCACGATCTCGCTACCGTTCACCGCGCTCGCGACAACCGACACGGCAACGGACGCGATCTCAATCGCAATCACCACAAATTAGGAGGCAACTAATGGGAAGAAAGATAAGCGTGATCGATGCCAGTCTTAGGACTTGGTACACGCCCGACATTGACGACAACCGGAGCGATCCCGATCCATTCCAAGTTCTGATCTCACCGCTTAGCGGAAAGGACATGCGGACGCTTCGATCATCTCTCAAACTTCAGGCGACAAGCCTCGAAGCCGAGGAGATTATGCAAGCGGCCGAACGTCGAGAGGATGAACTTCGAGGGCTTATCGTAGCTCAGCACGTCCACGACGTCCGCGGATACGTGGCGCAAGATGTCACGACCGGCAAGGTCACCGAGCCGAAGACCGGCGCGGAGCTTGTCGAGTGTATCTTGTCGGCTCACCCGGATGAGTTGATCGTACTCACGGACGTGTATGAGGCGATCATGAAAGCTTCGACACTAAGCGAGGAAGCGAAAAAAAAACAGAACTCGCGATCCGCTTCGCTGTTAGTGGAGACGCCCGCCGTCAATCATGGGGGTGCTCAAGGTGCCGCGGATCCGATTTTGAAGGACAGGATCATCTCAGATCACAACGTAATTGCGACGGCGATCCCGACTTTCGGAGGCTCGGCATCCAGTGGGCCCCAGAGCTGAATCGGTGCCCATGGGCGGAGATAGGAGCAACGGGTTTTGAGATGTTGAACGCTTGGAACGACTTCCGGGATCTCGGTGTGTTGCCTTATGGCGGCCGCGACTTGATGGATCAACCGGCTTTCGTTCTTGAGGCGTTCAAGGTGATCGAACAAACGAAGACGGCGGCCGAGCTGGAGCAAGCAAGGCAAGCCGAGAAGAGAGCCGCGAGGAGGGCTTGATCAATGGCGAGAAAAGTTGAGACCGGGATCATTCTCACGGCAAGCGCGAAGGGCTTCAAGAAAGGACTCGACGGCGCGGGGAAGGGGCTCAAGGGACTCCGAAAAGGGCTCGAACTAACTGGAAAAGGGGTCGAATCTTTCGGCTCCAGTTATCGAGCCGGGATTGATGTCATCTTTAAGAGCGTTGAGGTCTTCAAGAGTGTCCAGGGCTTGCTTCAGGACACCGTAGGGAAGTTCTTGGAAGCGTCTCGCGAGTTCCGGCTCAAGGGTATAGACCCGCAAATCAAAGCGATCGACAAGTTCAAGCGAGAAGCGCACCGAACCCTCGGCGCTTTCGGTGACATCTTCACCGCGATGTATGCAGGGATCGCGGACGCGCTCGGTCCAGCCGTCAAGAATCTTCGGGCGTTCATTAAACAGAATAAAGAACTCATAGGAACCAAGATCATCGAGTTCTTGGCGGAAACAGCAAACACGCTTTTGAATGTTCTCGGTCCCGCGATCAATTACTCTTACAAGATCTTTTCGGGGTTCAAGATGATCGTGAGCCTCACTAGTGCGGCGTTCGCGAAGTTCCGGAGCGGAGTCTCGCAAGTTGAGCTTGCCTTCCGGATGCTCGGGGAGAGTCAAGCGCTCGACAGGGTCAAGGAAAAGCAAGAGGCGATCGCCGAATCACAACGCAAGATCGAAAAGACGACAAGAGCGGGGAATACAGCTTTCGCGAACGCGGAAAAAAAGCGGCTCGAGGTACACCGGCAAGAACTTAAGGAACTGCAACACGAAGCCAAGCTCGCCGAACAAGCGCGAGCGGACGCTCAAAGCGCGAGCAATAAAGCCGCGAGGGAGTCAGCGGAGGCTCAAGCGGCGGCCACTCGGGAGATCTTACAGCAAGAGAAGAACGTTAAACAGCTCGAGGAAGTGATCAAGAAAGTCCAAGATTCTATGGGGAAGGGAATAGCGAAAGCCGCGGCGGCGGCACAGAAACGACTTCAGGAAACCGTGATCACCACCGACAAGACCCAAGACGAACAACAAAAAGCGATCGACGAACGAAACAAGAAGAGAGAGGAAGCGATCAAGCGAGCGGTCGAGCTGGACCGCAAGCGCCACGAGGAAAGGATGAGACGCCTAGAAGCCGAGAAAGCGCTCCAGGCTCAGATCGGGGCAACGATCGGGTCGAGTGTCGGCGGAGCGATCAAGGACGTCATAAGCGGCACCAAGAGCGCCTCGGAAGCAATGCGAGACTTCGCGATCTCCGTGGCTCAAGCAATCGTCAAGGCAACCATTCTTGCCACCGTCCAAGCCGCGGTCAAAGCTGGCACCATGAGCGCTTTCGGCGGTGGCGTCATCTCAGGGGTCGCCGGCGGGCTTCTCTCGTTCAACACCGGTGGCTATGTTCCCGGCTTCGCTTCGGGCGGCGGTGTTGATTCCGTCATGGCTCGATTGACGCCGGGAGAATATGTCCTCCCGAAGGGCTTGGTCGATTCGATCAGGCTCGGCAAGGCTCCTCCGAAAGCCGCTTACAACGCCGGGGGGATGGTCAACGCGGGCGCTCAACTTCCAGCGGGTGGCGGTGTTAATATTCAGATGCAAACCTTCGCGGTACCGACTCGCGGTCAGTTCCGGCGGTGGTACAAGTCGAGCGTTGCGCCTAACGTTCAAAGCCTAAAGAGACGGGGTCAAGTATGACAATCACCGAAGAAACGATCGAGACGAAGTTCGTCAACGCATACGAGGCGGATAAGCCGTGTTTCGTGGTTAAGAATCTACTCACGGGCGGCGGCTTCTCGGGTGTGTCTAACAAGTGGTACCGGGAAGATCGAACAAGCGCCGGATCATATACCGACCCGACTTTCGCGAGCGCTGGAACCGCAACTCTCGCCGATCTTTCAACCCTTCCGATTCGCTACACGTACGACAACCGGGCGGCGCTCTATTCGTCACCCGATGACGGATCCGGCGGGATGGATAACTTTTGGGCGCTTTACGCGGCGCGGTGGTATACACTCGCCGGCTTGAGCGTCGCGGAACACACACAAGACTTTTACGCGGACACGGTAGTCGTTAAGGCTTCAGCGATGGGGAAGACCAACGCCGGAATGAGTGGCGGACTCCCTCTTGGTCTAATCGATGTTGATCTCGTTATCTCGGCGGCCACGAACTTCGCGACGACATACTCGCTCATGAATAAGGCGGTATACTCCGACGAAAGCGGTTCGAATCCTCACCCGTCTCGGACCGGAGAGTCGAGGACGATCACGCAAGTGATCCCGAACGAAGCGACGAACCACCGTTACAAGATCAACGGAGACGCTTACTTTCGGCTGCATATTCGCTGTAAGAGCGGGTCGGATTTTTGGACCACGGTGCCGAGAATTGGTGAGGTCTTCGTCGGTGAGCGAATCCAAATGAGCCGCAATCCAAACCAGCCATATGCGACCGAGCTTTCTTATATGAGCAACTCGATCGACTTCGAGAGCGGCCGGGGTGATATCGTGCGTTATGTCCGAAGCAAGGGTCGCCGACGCTTCGAGCTTGAGTTCACTCCGACGGGTGATGATTCATATGGAATTGACGACCTTGAACAGATCAAGCTCCTGGTAAAGAAGACGAACCAGTTCACCGAGCCTTTCGTCTACATTCCGAAGCCATACACGGAACCGAACAACGCTTATTTTGTATACGCCGAGGACGCGAGCTTTGACATGGAAGCCGTCGGGCCTTTCGAGCGCTCGGTCCGGTTGTCACTTGTCGAGATCCCGCCTTTCGTCGGGTATGAGTTGGGGATCTAGATGCTCACCACGACCGCAAGCTTCAAGGAGAAGATGAGCCGCGCCGGGATTCAGCCGGTGTACATGGTCGAGCTTCATCTCTCGACCACCGATGTCCGGTACTTCTCGACCACGAACTTGATCTTGAGCGACCTTGCCGAGATTCCGGTGTATGCGTCGATCTCCGATGTCGTGGGCGTCGGATCTTCGATTGACGTTGAGAGCCGCTCGGTCTCGATCGGTGAGCTTCACGTCCACTTCTTAGACGATGGCGTTCTCCGGGACATCATCAAGAACGAGTTCGTCTATGGGAAGAAGGTAGTCGTCAAGCTCGGGTGTGATGAGATGACCGCTTATTCCGACTTTCTACAGGTCGCGGTCGGTGTATCTCGTGACGTGGTACCGAGCGAGGGCGAACTTGATCTTGAGGTCGCGGACTTGCTCGAGCTTCTCAGTGATAAGACGGTGGGCCCGCGCTACTGGCTCAACGGTCATCCGCTTGAAATCATCGAGGACATACTCAAGGCGGCCAAGATTGACTCGAGCATGTATGACGCCGCGACGCTATCACCGACGGTTGATCTCACCCGTTCTCACTGGGTGTGCAGCCGATACGACGCGAAGTGTAAGGGCCTTGATGAGCCTTTCGTGAGCACTGGAGTGAACTCAGAGGGAGAAAGCGCCAACGGGTTGATCAACGAGATTTGCGAGCTTGTTTATGGAAGCTTTGCACCGGATGAGACGGGCGTCTTTAAGTTCAAGTACTACGACGACACGAACGCGGTTGATCGCAATTTATACGAGGACGACTTCGGCGGCTTCGAGCAAACCTCGAGCGCGGATCCGCTCTATAACTCGATCGCTTTTTATACCGCGAAGATCACCCGCAAGACGGACTCGAGAGACGTGTCCGAGATGACCGAGAGACAACGCCGCGCCAATACTCAAGAGTTTAACGTCGGATTCCAGATCGAAGACACGGACAGTCAAGAGCGGTACAACTTCGGAGCCAACACAATCGGGACGAATACGCTCACGATCGAAACCCCATGGCTCGCCGGACCGAGTAAGGCGTCCTTATGCTTTAAAAGTGTATCCGGGACACTAACGCGAGAGGCGGCGGTACCGGCTCGAATAGGGATCGACAATAACGAAGCGGTGACCGCGCTCTTGTTTGATCATGACGCGATCAACCTACTGGATGCGGCTTACAATGGGTTTTGTGGTTCATCGTTTGATCTTGGAACTATTGCGGCCGCCTCACGGACAGGGCTCGAGCAAAACTACCCGCACGCCTTCCCGGTGAAGGCGAACCGAGGCTTAAGCGCTTCGCGTCCGGCGTATATTCTCGCGGAGGGCTACGCGGTAATGATCGCGGAGTTCGCACGAATCAAAACACAACCGACGATCGGCGACACCACGATCCAACTCAAGAGCGTCTCGGCGAGTAACTACGTAGTCGGGTCGGTGGCAATCTTTGGGAGCGATCAAGGTCCAGGTAATGCGGGGTACGCGATCACGGCGTACGACTCGACGAACCAGACGATCACGATCTCGACCGGTATCTTGACAGCGGCGGCGGTCGATACTCCGATCTATTTGACTTGCACAAACACGCCTCAGCCTAGCTCGTTCCGTAAGTTCTACCAGACCGAAATCATTAAGTGCGTTGAGGCGGAAGCCTTCAAGGCTAACGGGATCAATAGCTGCATACATGGCGAGCTTTTCAGGTGGCCCGGTGGAGACGGCTCACTTGGTCCGTGGGACACTCAAACGCAGCGGCTCCCCCGATCGGAAGACCTGGCGATCACGGCGATCGGCACAAATCCCACGGTCGCGGTGGAAGGCGACGGCCGAACCTACGAGGGCACCAACTACCGATGGAACTACGACACACTCTATAACATGAGATATCCGGTCGCGGTCCGGTACCGATTCGAAGGAACGAGCGGAGCGATCGGTACGAATCCCGCCGGACACCCCGGACTCGGCTCAGCGGCTTCCGGGCGCGGACAATTCGGAACAGTGATCCCAATTCAATGGAGACACTCGAGCGCGTATATCGGCGAACCAGAGAATGAGCCGGGACAAATCGACAACCCCGACGGGCTATACTTCGCGAAGTTTTGGGACGTGACGATCTTGGTCGATTCCGTCCAGCGTCGAATGAGTCGCTTTAAAAACGGGATGGCCCGGGCAACGATCAAGACAACACT